ACCTTTATCTAGAGCGTTACTCGTTGAGCCCATCATGCACTTACCTATAATTCTACTACCTAATCTTAATGTGGTTTTCGTAACCCTCCAGTTGTTGAGGATGTTGTTCGGACGTTCCCACTTCCCCGATTCATCATGTACGAGGAGTTTGAGTTTCTCCCCGTCGTAGGAGTTGTCACCGGTATTCTTCCAGTCGATTGTGGTATCCAGTCCCTCGAGATCCGTGGGGGCTTCGTCACCGGTAACGGTGATGGAACGTCTGGTAAATTTACTGGCTGGTACACGGTAGGCAAGTTCGGTTTTGGGACGGTCCATACCGTCCTGTATCGGTTTGAAAAAGAAGGGGTAATTAACCGATATTGGTACCACCTTATCCGTGAACATCTTCTTAGCATCAGGACCGGACTTTGATAATATACCATATCTAGAGTCAGAGGATATGGTTGCCAGGTTAACCACCTCTCCTGAGGCCATAAAGGAAAACCCAGAACGTCTGTTCTTAAGGTAACACAGTCCATAGGATCGTGGATCTGCTTTACAAGCTTCCCAGAAAATAAAGAATAATCTATTTGATTCTCGAAAGTCTGGTGCCCCAACGTCAATTTTACTCCACTGCAAGTACATATAATGAGTGCCAGTGATATAAGTAGGAGTGCTTTGGTTAATAAACCAAAAACCTTCTTCCCTACGAGTAAACTCTTTGTCAATATAATCATACCATTTTTCTTTAAAATCTTCTGGATATTCTTTCCAATCAAATACTGTTTTTATTCTTTGTAGTTGTTTTGGATAAGGTATTTTACTCCATTTTTTATCTTCATTTTCGTAAACATTTTTTTTGTCTACTAAAGGTAAAGCTATTTTAAGATTCTGTATTTCATATATTTCACCTATTTTACCAGTCTTACTAATAACAACTACATCGTAATCTTCATTGTATCCATACTCCCATTTGTTATATCTATTTTTCTTTTTAATAACATTTGGTTTAATATGGTTATCTAATACTTTATATAAACTTTGCTTATACATTACCTAGATCTTCCTTCCGCAAAACCTTTAAAAGTTTTTTCTTTTTTAACTTCTTCTTTAGGTTTGTTTTCTAATATGTTTTTTTCTTCTTGTATTCTTTCTAATATTTCAAAAGCATCAAATATAGCTAGCTTCTTAGTAGCAGCCGCGTTTTTAAGTCTATCTGCTGAAATATCAGGGCCAAAATCTATTATAGGTTCTTTAGCTACCTTTATTAGCTCTTTAACAGCTACTTGTCCAGCTTGGATTATATTCTTCTTCGTGTCCTTGATATTCATGATGTGCAACAATATTATTAGATTTCATACAATACAAAAACTCTTTATCAACTACGAACTCAAATTCTGAGTTAGGTTGAAAGCTTATTAGCGCTCCCTCGTTTAATCCTAGCGCTTCTAAGGAGTTATTACTATACTTTAATATACCAATATGGTTTAATATTTTATCAACCTCTAATTTGTTTTTGTTTTTTAAAGGTTTTACAAAACATCTTTCACCAATTGCTTTCCAAGTATCATTATTTTTGTATAAATATATTTGATCTTCTTTACAAAAAAATAAATCATCTTGAAAAAATGATTTACTATTTTTTTCATTACCTCTAATATCATAAAACCTTCTAAATACATTATGATGTATTACAATTATATCTCCGGTTTTTATCTTTGTATTATTAACAATTGGAGTACTTACAACTTTGGCTAAATTACTAACATGCTTGTAAGATTCTATATTGGTATTTGTTATTAACTTTACACCCTCAACATCTATTTCATTTTCATATCGTTTTGTTAAAGGTGATACTATAAAGTCTTCTATACTTTTCATTAATAGTTTAAATCATACTCTAAAGATACTGCCATGTTAGAATTAAATTTTTTCCATGGCAATACCTCATCGTTTTTTTCTATATAAATGTTATAAGAAGAGTCTGAGTCATTTAATAGTATAGCAGAAATAACATGTCCTCCATAAACCTCTTGGCCTACGGAGTAATGCATTGCTTCGTTTTTATAGTCAGTTCCTATACTAATTTTTCTTATAACAGAATCCATTTTATTTTTCTGCTGGTTTTTCTATTTCAGTATATTCACCTGTTTGAAGATCTATATTTATAGAGCCATATTTAGCTTCAAGTTCTTTTTTAGAACCCTCTATAGTGTTAGCTATAGACTTTGATAAGTCTACTAATCTACAAGACTCTATGTTTAATAAACCTATTTGACTTACTAGTTTATTGTATTCTGTATTTTGAGATACAATATTTTCTAATTCTTCTTTAGTAATTTTTTGTACTTTTTTCTTTTTTGCCATTTTAATTTAATTTGATTTATATTAATTTACTTATAACTATATAGTTACTTAATTTTAGTGATTTTTACTTTTTACTTAGTTTGTAGTTTTAGTGATATCTACATTGTTTATTAAACCAGCATCTTTGTTTATTATCTGGTATCTTATTTGTATATACCATGTTCCTGTTGGAACCGTAGTAAGATTTTGAGCCGCTTTTAATAATAGCGGTTTGTTTAAAGCCATTGTTTTACCAGTGGTTGCTATACCAGCAGCTAAATACCAAGAACCATTTGTTCTTAATATAGTGTTGTTTATAACAAAAAGTCTATTAAATTGAGCTGGGTAACCACAGGTATTTGCACCATCACAAAAACCTATAGCAGCTGTTGTTGCTGAAGTTGAACTCCAGTTACCAGCAGTACCACCGGTATTGTGTACTAAAAATTCATAAGGTATTATTAAACTATTAGTTCCTGGTGCAGGTATTAATGTCGTACCTGTTGTGCTTAAAAGTTTAAAAGCATCACCTGATAACTTTATAGTTATAATACGCATGTCTTGAACAATCTTACCACCATTTCCAAAAGCAGCACAATATTTGGGTTGATTTTCAGTTCCAGTTATACCAAAGTAATTTCCATTATCTGGAGATGATCCACCTGGAACGCCATAATTACCCATTTTAACATATTGTCCACCAGCAGATCCATTACCATTTACATATAAGTTTTGTTCTGTAGTATGACCAACATTTAATTGGTTTCTTACTCTTGCAGTACCATTTACATCAAATGCAGATCCTGGACTCTCAGTTCTAAAACCTACTTTTCTATTAGCAAGATCAAAATACATAGTACTAGTACTAGCACCAGTAGGACCTAGTGTTATTACATTTTTTTGATGAGTGTATCCTTTGTCACCACCAGCGCTTTCTAGAATTGTATCAGATGCAGAAAAAGAATAATAAGTATCAGTATCACCGCTATGCTTAAGAAATTCTGGCATCAATATATCACCTGCAAAAGTTGCATTTTGTGAGTTGTCTATTGTAAGGGCAGTTGCTCTTGAACCTGCGGAGCCTGTTTCTAATATTGCTTGATAACCTGATAAAACTGCTCCTGCACTTGATTTATAAAATACAGCATCACCACTTGTAGGGGTTGTGGTGTTTGTGTTACACAAAACTTGCCCTGAAAAAGTTGCAGTAGTACCTGTTGTTTGTGTTATGTCAGCGTCTATAGTAACATTACCATTTAAATAAGAAGTACCGTTGTTGTAAAAATCATAACTTGTGTTTGTTGCGCCAACATATACTCCTGAAGCTTCTATATCGCTAGCAAATAAAACATCGCTATTACTATCTAATGAAATAACATCATTTGTTCCAAAAGCATCAGAACGAGATATTTTAAATTTACTTGCGCTTCTATCAATACCTATTATATAATCATATTGACCTTGAGTTTCAAATGTTATTTTTGCATCATCACCAGTAGCAGATCCTGTATTATGTATATCTATTCCTACTTGACCATCGCCACCATCATAATATATTTGAGTAGCATCTTGTAACTGTATACCGTTATTACCTACTAATTTTAAAACACTGCTTTCTACTCTTATAGATCCAGTTGACCAAGTTACAGCTGTATTATTAGGCATTGTTATAACACCTGTCATTGTGCCACCAGCTAAAGGCAAGTAAGGACCACCTGCGCCACCGCCACTAGAAACTGTAATGTTTCCACTAGCATCAGTTACTAAAGTACCAGCACTATAACTACCTAATTGCAACGTGCCATCTAAATAATTTTTTGTTGCGTTTTGAGAGTATATACCCCAATTGTTTGTTATTGTTCCAGCAGCACTTGTAGTTCCATAAAATTGATACGCGCTTGTTATTGTACCAGCGTTAGAATCAATAACACCTCTTACAGCTCTCGCGGCACTTATTGTAGCATCGGCATCGTCTATTTCAACTTCACCATAAACACCATCAGCGTTAGTAAACGTACCATTATTACTACTAGCGGCTAAATCTACTTTACCATAAATACCATAAGCATTATTTACTGTTTTACCACTGTCACCACTTTGTAGTGCAAAAAATTTCCCACCAGCTAAACTATTTACATTTGTACCTGAACTAGCATTATCAGTATATGCATAAGCTTGTACACCTACAATGTTTTTAACCTCGCCAGCTGTATGTCTACCATAAGCTAGTGAATAAGTACCAAATACATTAGCAACTGTATCGTTAGCAACTGTTTTATCGTTTCTAGCATCAAAATAACCACCATATAAATCATTTGCGTCACCTGAATCTTCAACCATAGCTCTAATACCAGAAAATCTAATTTCATTAGTAGTATCTCCTCCTGTAGCTGAGCTATCAGCGTCTATAAATAATCCTTCATAATACCTATCACCAGTTTGAACTGTACTACCTGAAAGATTGTAATCTATAATTACACCTCTAGAGTTAGCATCAGCACTTGAATTATCAGATTTTTTGAAAGCTACTTGAGCGTTTAAACCATTGTTAGTCGTATAACCTACGTTTAAATTTGCCGGAAACAATGCGTTTTGAGATGCGTCTATTTCAAGGCCTGAATCAATAAGAACGTGATCACTTTGAAATTTAGGCACTTGATTAGCTGTTCCTGTTCCAGATATAACATCGTCATTAATAGCATCTGTTTCAATTATATTTCCATTACTATCTATTTGTAAGTTATATTTTTCAGTACCTGTAAAGCTTCCTGCTCCATACTGATCAAACATTATATCTCCATTACCTTTCATTGATATAATATCACTTGTACCCAAAGCTGCTCCACTTGTTATTCTAAAAAGACCTTTGCTGTTATCTACTCCAAGAATAAATTTATCTCCAGCATCAACAAGTAAACTAGCATCACCTGTGCCACTGTTATTTAAATACAGTTGTGATACATTAGTGCTTGTTGAATTTGAGGTTATGCTGTTTGAAGCTGAATCTATATCCAGCTTGTTATAAAATTTAATTGACATTTATTTTTTTATTAACCTACGTTAACCATAAGAACATTAAATGTGCTATCAGCCCATTGTGTTCCAGAAGGTTGTTCTACAAATTTAAATCTTATTTTAGTTCCCGATGTGTCTCTATCTATTTCAGCAAAAACTGTTTCACCATCACTAACTTTTACAATTTCACATTTAACATCCATAGGATCCGTACCACTTCCAAGCACAGAACTACTAGTAACGTCAACTTCAAAGGTTGTTACTCCTCCACTTGAACTAGCGCTTACATAAGATAAACCACTATTTAGACTAACTTTCTTAAACCTAGATTCAGATTGAGCTGAATTAGTTATTGTAGCTGTACCACTGCTATAAGATACACTTATACCTGAACCAGCAACTACATTACCTATACCCGTAGCGGATGCAGTAGCTATTCTTGATGAAAGTATAGCTGTACCACTATCGTATACAATGTTTATAGGTCCACCTGTTGCAACGCCATTTGTGCTACCTTTGTAACCGGAAGGAACTTCAGAAGTGTCTGAATTATCACCAATGTTTACATTCGCTAAACCTGGCGCAGCATATGTTGCTAAATCTGTATCAGATTGAACAACTACGAAATCAGATTCTTGAACACTTCCAGCACCTGTAGTTTCAATACATATGACTTGGTCACCGTTTGTTAAAGGAGTATTAGCGTTTCCAAAGAAATTACCTGGTGTAGTTACTACAAAGAAATCCCCTACAGTAACAGCTAAATCTGTATATAAATCACTTGCACTAGAATCTAAATCTCCAGTGTTTGCATCAAATCCATCAACAAATTTTAATGCAGATGTTAAAGCAGTTTGT